CTCTCGGCTCTCGATCCCGAACTTTCGAACGGGGTTCTACGTCTGTAGGTTCTGATTGAGGATAAATACTATCCTCGCGGGCTTGTCAATGTTGCAGCACTCGAAAGGTGTTGCGTAATTCGTGTTGATAAGACTCGGGACGATGGTCCTCTTTAGGTCGCTCGCTTCTCGCTTGCGGCCCTATTGGTGTGGAAGGAGATAATCATGGCAGCGTTCGTTCGTCACATCGACGGAAGAGCGGTCGGCATCGGCATTTATTGTCGAGCCGTGAATCTCTTTGGCCGCCACCCCCCGGATCACAGTATGCAGTGGTCTTCACAAGACTTCTCTATGCATACCGCGGGTTTGTCTGTGGGAGCGCCTCCGCATTGGGATCCAATCCAATACTTTACTTCCAGTGCGTATCGCACAGGAGTGAAGCTTGGTGCGACCAATCTTGCGTTTGCGCTCGGATTGTCGGTGCTTGAGAAGCGCCGGGATATGGAACTCCGCCCCTTTATCAAGGGTAGATCCTATCGGTCCTCTTTGGACACCTTTCCGACCAACCTCTTCGGTAGTCTCCAAGCAGTGATTCACCCCCCGCACGCTAGACGTGGATCTCGTGACAATTTTGTCACCCACTTCAATGCATCGGGGCTGTTCTCGCCGATTGGAGCCGATTCGGTTGACTTTTTGGAACGAGGGAGTGAGACTTCTGGCGGGACTATTTTCCGCTTCCTTTTAAATGAGGAAGATGGTCAGTTATCCTACGGTGCTCACCACAACTTTCCCTTCGATCCAAATGGGGCGGGCATGTCTTTCTTTGGCGAAGCCAACGTCGACTTACTCGCTTGCCTCCGTTTTTGGAAGGCTAACCCATCAGCTTTACGCTATGGAAGTGGCTATCCACGCTACGAATTTTCGGAAGTCAGTGGCCTCAGCTGGGAGATCTCTGATCTCAAGCTGACTGTCTTTTACCACTTACATAGTGGCTGGCAAGACCGAAACCTCGATCCTAATCGGAAGATTGGGATTGAGGGTGATTGGGATTGTAAGCTTGTCTTCACCTTGGTGCGGACAGGAACGCTTTCCCCCGATCCTACCTACGAGAACCAGTTTCTCGTTGGGTACTCTGCCAGTCAGAAGTACTCCTACCGCCTGATTAGCGGCAAGTCGTTCTTCTGGCACCCTGATATTGATGACGGTCGGCTTCAAATGATCGTACAAGGTGCCTATCATGGCACGTACGATTCTCTTGAGAACCCTCTCGCCGCCTTTACCAGTGGCCCCTTCTATGGGGGGTCTGGAGATGCGTATTCGAAAGCGCTTTCTCTGGTTATGGCCCATGGCTACTTTTGGAATGATCAGCGTAACCATCTCGCTGGCAGCGCGGTTTATGCACTTCATAATGCTATAAACTCGTTTCTGCAGATCCTCCAGAATAACTACCTGGAGTTCTTTTCCGAGGTTGACGGTTTACCCGCTCTAGTCCCCGATATAAAACCGATAATTCGGTTTTTCACTGAACTCAGCAAAAAGCGCTTTGCTGAAGCGCTCCGCACGTTGGGTGATACGGTTGCAAGCAACCACCTCCTTTGGAATTTCGGGATCGCTCCCGACCTTCGGATTGTGGAAGAGCTTAACCGCTTGGGACCTCGGCTGCATGAGGCGTTTCTCCATGAGAAATATCCTCAGCCGGGTAGCTTCCATGGTGCTTTTGTTTATAAGTTCGATCAGAAGGAGATCGTCCCATACTCTGGGTCGGTCCTTTCGACGCGAACAGTTTCTGACATAGTCGCACCAAAGGATAGTTTTAGTCTTGCACTTTATCGTGCATATGGCGCAGGGGTTCTCCCCTCGCTGGCTAATCTCTGGGCTGTGAAGAGTATGTCCTTCGTCATCGATTGGTTCACTAATGTGGGCCAACGACTTCGAGCGGTTGATCTTTCGATCATAGCATTCATGCTACAAATCGATTTCACTACCGTCTCACACACTGTAACGACCGAAGCGAGTGGGGTTCAACAATCTGACTTTAACAATCAGATGTTTGATCTCATTTACTACGTTCGTATTCCAACGCAGCACGTACCGGGCTTGCTTTTTAGCAAGTACGACTTTATGAAGGCCCGCGGACCAGATCTTGGTTTGCTCGGTGCCCTCATATGGATTTTCTTGCCCAAATAACACGCGAAAGGCGTATCACATGGCAACAATTACTTCTGTTCCTGGACTCGGCTCCCAACCCGGTGCTAAAAACATCGCGCTGTTAGGTGTCGGCGTCACCCCTGCGGTCACTCGCGTCGCGGATTCGGCTGAAAAGACCGGCCGCTCTGGCGCAGCAACGTATCGACAGAATAACGTCGAACCGATCGAGGGTTATACCCTTCGCATCGAATGGGAACGTCTTGCGGGAGGAGCGCTGAAATATGCCTCCGGCCTGTGGGTGCCCGTCAACCGTTTGAGCGATCTTACCGATAAATCGGAGTACAAGAACATCATCATCCGTAACGAAGTCATCATTCCGATGGGCTTCGGTGTCGAAGATGATCATTTGCGCCGTGCTATCGGTCAAGCTTTCATTTTGCATTATGGCGAGTCTGTCGATGTCTCCGGCATCCCGGATCTCAACATCCTGCATACTGCATTGCTTGGTACGGCTAACGTATTCTAATGTTAGCCGTCGAGACGCTGGATCTACGGATCCGCCCTCGACACGCAGAGGAGTGCTTCCTCAGCATCTCTTTTGCGCATCTAGCGATGGCAAACCCTTTTTCCGACTCTAATGCGAATTATTTTGCATTTTGCGTCGGTAGCTACCTCTCTTTCTTGGACGATAGCCCGGTTGGTCAGAAGCCCCTCCGTACCTATAATAGGTTTCGCGAGGCGTTGCTTGATGATTTTATCGGGACTGTCAAATCTAACTCAGAGCTTGCGGATCTTTTCCTAAAGACCCCTGCATCGGACTACCTTGTAGAGTTTCGGAAAACTCCGATATTCTTCGAGTATATGCTCTGGCGTAGGACTCAAAGACCTGATCTATACACCTTCATACTCAGCTTTCTCATGCTGCTAAAGAAGGCCAAGTTTCAGCGGGACGATTTAGCCGATGTTGCCTTGAAGCAATGGCTGGCTGATGAAGACTCTCTGAGCGCAAACATCAATGACCAGTGTCTGCTTGCGGACATGAAGGTTGTGATGGAATATCTGACGTTAGGGTTCGAGGTAGGGTTTAAGTTCCGCCACGGTCCGGGTTTTACGGCTGATATCCCGAATAGAGATGTCTTCGCCAAGAGCTCCTTGCGGTTAACTCCGAGGATCGAGCGTTACTTACGTAACTTCCCTTCCCCTGACCCATCCAGGACAGCATTGTCCGTTCTCGGTCATGTTGTTTTAGATGATCGTCGTGCGACGAACCCTGCTTATCGCGGTGCGCGTATGCGCCACGCTGATGGAGCTGTGTTTAGACAGTGCGACACTCCGGCGGAGCTGCGTTTCGTTTATAAGAGCTACAAGACCATGCGCTCTATGTGCATGGAGCCTGCGGACCATATGATGGCGCAGCAGAACCTCTTGGAGTCTTTTTACGATCTGTTTGCGTCACACGAGTTCTTGCGGCACTCGATTCACATCGAGGACCAAGAGTTCAATCGTCGTGGTGCATTGCTGGGCGCGATGTTCCATACCTTGGATACAATCGACCTTGCATCGGCTTCGGATCTCGTTGGGCTCGATTTGGTCAAAGCTTTGTTCCCTCGGTGGATTTACAAACACCTATTAGGGACAAGATCAGCTGACGTAAGACTTCCAACGGGTGAGATACGGCGTCTGCGTAAGATGTCACCCATGGGATCGGCTGTTTGTTTTCCGATCCAGTGCTTGATATTCCTGACCACAGTCGTCGTCGCAGAGATGCGCGACCTTAAGCGGCGAGGTCTAATCGAGGAAATGCCCCGAACAAGTGACGAGGTGCGCCATGCACTGAGTCGCCTACATGTTGGTTGGGATTCAAATTCCCCGCAATATGTGAAGGACAGATTCTTGACGCCGCTCGTGTTTGGCGATGATATTGTCTGTGATAGCAAAATCACTGGCGATGTCATGAACCTGCTGCGCCAGCTGCGGTTTCGCATAAACTTGGACAAGAGCTTTTATGGCTCTGATTCAGTCCGCGAGAGCTGTGGTTTATACTCTTATGAGGGTGCGGTGGTCACACCTTTCCTCCTGAAGACTCCTCTTTTCTTTGCGCATCTGAATGCCGTTCACACGGCCAGTGTGCAGGAAAACTATAAAGAGCTGATGGAATTAGGCTACGATCGGTTGGCGGGATTTATCTTCGCTTTCTGGCGTTGGCATGTGGATAGAGCTGTTGCCTGTCTACTCCCGTACGCGACCCCGACTGAGCTTTTCCACGGTTTCATCACCAGATGGAACCCGGATTATCAGAGGTTGGAGCGTGCACGGCTAGGTGTGAGTGATCTGAAAAGCCCAGCCGGATGGTACCGGTCCGAGGCCTATCAGTATTTCGTTCGCGCAGAAAACAGAGTGGTCGGAGCAAGCTTCGATCACCCTACGCGAG